AAATTCTTATATAAGATTAATTTTATTTATAATATTTACATTATCATCTATATCTGTTAATCTTGATAATATCATAATTGGAATGAAAATAAATATAAATATAATTTCAAATATAAATAATATAATTTCAGTAATTTTTCTCATAATTAACTATTTTTCTTATATTTATTTTTCAATTCTTTACATTGAATACATTTTCTTACATCATTAGTTTGATTAACACATAAATCTATTCCTTTAATCCAACAATACTTTAATTTATTTTTTGACATTACTTATCCTTAATTATGTCAATTACAAATTTAAATAAATTTACTTGATGATTATTTAATTTAATTATCTGTCTTTTTCTTTTTTTATTTCCATTACTTCTATTGTAATTTATTAATATCTTTAAACCATTTTTATTATATTGCTGAAGTTTAATTTCCTTAGATATTTTAATCGTTGTTAGCATTTTTATTACCTTTTAGTCTTATATAAATATATTTTTCATAAGCTAAATCAATACCATTCATTAATAACTTATCCTTAACTAAATCGTGAGTTATTTTACCGTTTAATTCTGATTTTATCATTTCGGTTAATTCAATAATATAATCTCTTAATCTTATAGGGTATCTTTTTAATAAACCAAATTCTAATCTGTTCTTTCTTGTTGATTCTACTTTTTCTAAAGTATTATACATTTTAAAATATTGTTTAGCATCAGAATAAAGAAGTGTAATATCTGAATATGATTTATTTTCCTTATCATAAAAAACAAAATGAAAATCATCAACTTCAAAATTTTCTCTATGTTCGCAAAGTATTATAAAATTAACTAATTTCCTAAATCTTTTATCGATTGTAGAAAAATCTGGTGTAGTAATATATATATCTGTAAAAGTTTTCCTTGAATGATATAAAATACTTGATAAATAAGCATTTAAATAATCTTGACTTGCTCTTGATTCTAACCAACTATATCCTTCATCCATTAAGAGATTTATATTATCTGGTAAATTAAATAAATCAACAACTTCTAATTCTCTATAATTTACAGAATCAATAAAATAATTGCTCCAAATTTGTTTATTATTAAAATAAGTGAGTAATGTCATAATTAGAGTTTTACCACTCCCTAAATTACCAAGAATAATAACTAACATTAATCTAATTTTGATGTAAAAGCATTCTCATTATATTCTTTTGAATTAGAAAATGTAAATGCTTTTATAATTTCAGTTCTACTTTTTCTTTTATAACTTACCATATATTTTAGATAAGTTTCAATATAATTATTTATACATTTACTTGAATGTTTTAAACCAATATTTTCTAAATAAATTGCTATTGTTTTTAAACCTGCTAAAGCTTTAGGTTTAAATATATGTGTTTTTAATTCTAAATTTTCTTTAGCATCAAGTAAATTATTTAATATTTGTTGTAATGTTATTTTATTATCTTTTGATAATACTTTTAAAGGATTATCAAAAATAGGAATATCATCAAGAGACATTTATATTGCCCCCTTAGCAATCCAACCAATTAAACCTCCAACAATACCTCCAATAATTATATACATAAGTAAACTTTTATAATCTGTATTTCCTAATTCAGAAGTTAATTGTTTAATTATTTTTTTTCTTATAATCATATCTATTATACCTGTATCTACTTTTGAAGTTTTTCTTTTTATTTCAGAAAATAGTAATTGGTCTTTTGTATTTTTATCTATATAATAAATCTGATTTAATCCTTTACTAAAAGTTCTTTCAGAAGTATCAATAATATATGAATTACCTTTATAACTAATCCCGTTTTCTGAAACATTGGAAGGATTAAATAATTTTTTTCCTATAATTGTATAAGAATCTAATTCTTTTATTAAAAATACAGCTATATATCTTTTTTTAAACATTATTATAATCTCATTTTTATTTTTTATGATAATAATCTACAGAAGCAATAATCATTAAGGTTGATTGAAATACAAGAAAGAATATTTCAAATATAGGAGTAAAGGGTTCATGACCGTGAGCAATACTATTCATACCAATTATTAATGAAAAACCATATATTACTATAATTGGTAAAATATCTTTTATAGCTCTATAACAATATAACATTAAAATTATTAAAGAAATTATTGTAATAAAATGAAATGTTAATTGACCAATTTCAAAAAATACCTCTATTTCTGTATCTGGAGGGAAAGGGGGTTGTTGTATATTCATATCTTTAATTACCTCCACTTATTTTTTTTACTACTCCAATAGAATATGCTACAGTTAACATTATATAAATTAAAGTACCAAATAATTCAATACTTACTATTAAATTAAAAGCAAGAAAAGAAAGAACAGCCCATACTCCAGCAAAACCAGTAAGTAAAATAACAATTTTAGCAGATTCAGCGTTTAATCCACTTCCTACAACTTGAATTCCTGTAAGTAATGCCACTCCTAATACAGTTATAAGTAAGGCTATTCCTGCTAATTCTAAAGCTGAAGTATCTATATAAAATAAAACATCTTGAGCTTCTACTACAAAAGTAGTAGTAGAACCGTTTACTATAGCTGTATTATCTACAGCTACAGAAACAACTTGACCAAATAAATTACCACCTAAAACTAATGAAAATAAACCAATTACAGATAAAATTAATAATGTAGCAGAAATTAACATTTCAAGACATACCTCTTTTATAAGCTTTATTGATTATAATTAAAGTTAAAATAACTAAACACATTATTAAAATCCATAATTCTACTAATCCAGACCAAACAACAAAACCACTAAATATTGTTAGAAATACAAAAAAAGTTTCAAAATCTTTAAAAGTAATATATGTCATAAAAAGAGCTAAAAGAAACATAATACTAATACCAAGAATCCAATTTGTATCTGAAATTGCCAATTATACAACCTCATTCTTTTTTCTTAATATAAATATACTTGAACTAATAGCAATAACAAAAAATAACCAAATTGGTATAATTTCTGTTATAGCACATAATAAAGACATTAGTAAAAATAAAGGCATTATAGATTCTTTTCCTAATCTTAAACCAATTAACATAGTAGGTAATAGTATAATAAGTAAAGGTACTAACATTAAAAGTAATGATAATGTAGCTACAGTAATATTAAAATTTACTCCAAAACCAAAAACAATATTAGATATATATCCAGTTGTTATTCCTACTAAACTGTTAATATCGTCATCTGTTATAGTAATTATTATTTGATTTACTATTTTTTCTTGAGTTAAAACTGCTGAAGTAGTACTAAAAAATGAAGGTAATTCTAATATATTACTCGTATCATCATTGAATCCTACTTGAAAAAATCCTTTTGCTATATTATTTTTATTAGATTGAAAAATAATTGTTCTGTCATTTGTATTAATAGGAGCAAAAAGAATGAACGATATTTGAATGAATTCTACATTAGTATCATCAGCTTCATGAATAAAAGCAAGTCTATTATTTGAATCAACATAAAAGAAACTTGTTTCTGAATCTACACCACTATTAATAAAAGTTGGTATTAAAGTAGCTTCACTTTGTATTGCTCTTACACCAGTATTCTTAAATGATGTATATTGAAATGTATTATTAAAATTTAACCTAAAAGATACAAGAGAAGTAAAAAAATAATCTTTTTCACGAGTATTAAAAGTAGTAATATCAGAATAGATTTTTATACTTCTTAGAATTAAATGAGAAGTATCATCTAATATAGTAAAAGTAATATTACCAATTCCATTAAAAGTAAATAAAGGATGTAGAAAAGAAAAATATGTTTTATTAGTAAAAAATTCAAAATAACCAAATTCATTATTATTACTAACAGAACTAATTAATGAATTTCCATTAATATATACTCCAAGATTATCTAACCAATATACAATAACTAATCCTGGTGGTTGTACACTTGTAATAAATTTTACTTTTCCTAATGTATGACTTGTAGAATTTAAAATTGGTATATATATTGAACCAATAAAAGTGGTGTTAGTACTGAATCTAAATATTGAAATATTATCATTAAAATTAATATATAAATTACAGACATAATCTATATTTGTACCTAAACCACTAAATAAAGTAATTTGATTACTTCTTACGTTTGGAGCTTTAAATTCAATATCAGTAATTAAATTTCCATCATTATTAAATAAAAGAACTGAAGCATTTTTTGCTCCTACATCAAAATGATTAAATTCAATATTCCAACTTAGATTAATAATATCTGCTTGTTTATTAAAAACTTTTTCTATTCCAAAAAATTCTTGAGATAATCCCGGACTTGCTATACCAACACGTCTATTAGAATCTAAAGGATAACCATACTGTATATCAACAAAAGTATCTGTAGTATCTAATATTGTCCAATTACTTATATCTTTGCTATCTATATCTCTTAATGTAATTAAATCATCTTTAAAATCAAATTTAAATTTATCCACTTCTTTTATAGATTGAGAAATATCAAGATAAGGAATTAAATTAGAACCTATAATATATTGTCCTGAAGAACGGAAAACATCATAATATCTAATAGAATCAATATCCCAAACAACACCAACCTCAAAAGTATCTGTAGCAATACTAAAATATCTTATATATGAAGTTAAAGGATTTAAATCAAAATAATGACCAATTAAATTTGAATCTACATATATAGATACTTTCATAGTAATAAAATTAATAGTAAAAGAAATATTATACCATACATCAACAGAAATATCATAAATAGGAATAAGAGAACCATTAAAAAAATTTAATTTATTGTTATGAATAATAAGTTGTAGAGCTATATTTACTCCATCAGAAAATTGAATTTGACATAATTTATCAGCATTAGAAATTCTTGAATAAAAATCAATTAAGGTTTTATGAATAGCAGAAAAATTATTTTCAATAGCTACATTTTTATTATTAGGGTCTATTAAACTAATATATTTTCCATCAATAGAATCTGTATTTTCTATATTTGCTATTACTCCAGCACCAGATTTTAAATAAGTCATATTTTCATATAAAGGAAATAAACTATTATCAAATTCAGTACCTATGGTAAATTCTTGAAAAGTGAACCCTACTTGACTTGATTCAAATAATTTTAAATCCCAACTAAAACCAATAGCATCAATATATACTTTATAATTAGTATCAACTGTATGTGTCTCTACTTTCATTTGAAAAAAAGCTTCTGATACAAATCTAAAGTCATAAACTCCTAAATTTATGTTATTTAAATAAAATCTATATTCATTAGAACCTAATCCTAAATATCCACCTCCACCAGTTTCAAAATCAATTCTATAATGATACCATTGATTATCTAATGGAATTGGAGCATTTGGTATAAGTTGATAAGTAATTCCATCATATTGATAAAAATTATCTAAACTAATAAAAATTAATACACCACCTCCTAAATTATCATCGCTAATAGCTACAAAAGATAAATCTGTGGTATCTGTAGTTAATATCCACATTTCTATAGTACCAAAATCTTGTAATTCAAATTCATTAAGAGTAGAAACAACTTCGGTGTTTGATGTATCATCCAGTTCTAATATTTTATCATGATTTAAAAAAGAAGGAAAAATATTAACAGTCCCACCAGTTTCAATAACCGACCAACCTATAGGATTATTGCCTATAATATCATTTGTAAAAGTATAAGTGGCATTATAAGTATTAGTATAAATAGATTTACTCCTAAAATTATAACTATTTGTAAAATTAAAAGAATTATCTTGATAATTAGTTATCTCATCAAAAGTAATTGAAATATCAGATTCTTGAGCTAAATTAATTCTTGGAAGTAAATTAAATAAAATAGAAATAAGAATTAACAAACCAATTATTTTTTTATTTGTTTTATTCATAATATTAAAATATTCTAATAATAATTAATATAAATGTTAAAATTAAAAATGAATATAATGTAGCTTTAACAATAAGAATAATATCTCTTTTAACTAAATTAGCTTCTATATTTCCCTTTTCTCTAAGTTTATCTATTTCTAATTCTTTTTCTGTCATGATTAAAAAAATAAAAAATAGTAATTAATTTTCCTTATTAACTTGAAGTTCTTGGTAGGAAAATTATTACTACGGCAATAATGGCTATAATAGGTAAGAGAACAGTGAGCAAGGTTAAAACAGATGGGTCTATTACCGCATCTAATCTTTCACCAGAAGTGGCATTCACTACAACATTTCCCGCATTACCAATTAAACCTAAAGCAATAGGATAAATTACAGCTACAACCATTAATCCTACAGCTAACATTACAAGAGTACGGATATTATCTCCCAAAATTACATCAACTTTTAGAAATGAAAAATTTTTAGTTAAAGTTAATTAAAAGTAAGATACGTTCACTTTTAAACTTTTTTGTTAAAAATCCAAATTAAATAAAAATTTTGACCTGATAAAAATTAATTGACATTTTTGTTAAAAATTTTATTATATTTAATACTACAATCTTTTTCTATTAACATTTTTGGAAATAATATTCTAATAGGGCAAATTCTACAACCAGAATGAATAATATTTAAATCATATTCTCTTAATTTATTTTCAAATAATTTGTCATAATAATTTCTTGAAAATTTTCTATTTCCTTTTAATAAATCTCGATATGGATAACCTTTAATAATATTTTGGCTTTTATGAAATCTTATATAAGTATTT